CAGCGTCTTCCTTGTTTTCAAATACAAATGTTTTGCCACGATGCCTCCAGTGTCCAGAACACTCTTTGTGTAGCCAATTGACCATGCCAGCTGTTTGTTTGCTTGGTTGCAACACATCTTCTAATTTAACTTGTATCCAACCTGTTTGTACAAGCAAACTGCACAGGACTTCAAAGTCAATTTCTTCTGCCAATTGCCTAGATAATTCATCAGCAATTTGGTCTTCTAAGACTTGTGTTGCTGTTTTCATTGCAGGGATCTGATCAAATATGATCGCAATGTGTCAAAAAGATCAGGCTCTCCCCAAAATAGCAACATCAAGATGATGATTATCAGTATGAATGACCAATCGTCTTTCATTGCATTATCAATCTCACTAAAGCCACAGAGTCAATGGTAACCAACAACAAATAGTTGGCCAGCAATCCTGTACTACCGCGTGTTTTGCAAGCCCATGCAAAGATAGCACATTGGGTGATAAACAAAGGGTACAGGATTATAAATGGCGGATTAGGCAGAGTCACTGCCATAGTGATCGCGCAACCAATGCTGAGAAACCATGCAGAAATTTCCAGCACACATCGTAGAGGATTTTCTCGCCAATCCTCTACAATATAGTCACGAACACTTATTAGTAGTGATTTCACTTAGGCCTTGTTCTTGGTTACAATAAGGATTTCTTCAACAGCTTCGAGGTCTGTTTGATCCTTGTCAAAGTCGCCTTTGAATGCCTTGGTGATGGCCTTATTGAGCACAGCGGCCTTGATGTCCATTTCTTCAGCAATGGCCGCCACGGTTTCCTTAAGGCCCACATTAAGGTCATCAATCTCACGCTTGACCTGTACGCCTTCTTGGATCACTTTGGTAAGTTTGGCAATTTGCTCGGGTGTAAAACTCATTTGAATCTCCTATGGGTAATGAGAAAATAAAACTACCTTATCAGTATAGCAGTATTGTGTGGCTAGGTCAATTGAATTTTCGTTCGATGTCGGTTTCTTCGCACAGTGATCCATACTGTATTTCAATGAGCCGGCAAGGTTCGGCATAGGGATTCGCTAGCTGATGCCATTCACTGGCTTTGATTTCTACGGTATCATGTGGAGTTAGAGTCTTGGGAGGAAATGCATAGCCACCAGGCATGGCGCTATAGACATCACAGGTACCTTCAACTACAAACCAATATTCGTTGCGATTTTGATGTCGTTGAAGGCTGAGTTTTTTACCTGGTTCAACAGTGAGTTCTTTGACCTTGGTGGCACAACCAATTGTTGGGTGATCATAAAGTACTCGGTACTCGCCCCAGGGCCTATCTGTTTTAGACTGCTTCCAGTCGCGTAAGATCCAACTACTGCTGTTCTTTTTATTAGAACCTCCAACACCAAACACAAACTCGACTCCTTCGACTCGCATCTCAGGAATATTTTCTGCGGTTCGGTCACCACCATTGGCAAAAATAATAGTGGCATAGCTGTAACTGCTTTTTAGTTTTTGCAAAGCATCACAGGCCGAACCATCATTGTCATTGAAAATAAGAGTTTGGTCAACGCCCTGGATTCCAGCCACAATTGCCAGGCGTTCGTGTATGGGTAAAAAAGCACGACCCTTTTTGCGTTCGAGCCAAGCATCGCTGTTAACGCCAACGATTAGGATGTCTCCAAGCTTTTTGGCTTCTTTTATATAGGCAATGTGTCCACTGTGTATTGGATCAAAGCCTCCGGTAATTAAAACTATTTTCATTGACTATTCTTTCTTATCATAACAATGCCATGATCTTTGTTGTATACTACACGAAATCCCAGAGTTTCTAGATACGGTATTGCCGCACCGCATTTTCCTGTATAGGTTCCGTATTCATTGGCCCAATATGAGTCATCGCAGACGATCATGGCATCTGGAGTAAGCATCTCGGTCAACAGTATTGCCTGACGAAGATGTGTAACCTGACTTTGATGATTGCTCATGTCAAGCCCAAACTCTATTTGGTATCTTTTTTTCTGCTCGAGTATATGCGGTTCTGGGCTATGAGGATTCCAATCCCAGTCAAAATTATCAAGTAATACTATACTAAAGCGAAGGTCTGTGTGGTCTTGTAAAAATTGTTCACCGGTCTGATTAAAAAATTCCACCGGTAACTCAAAGGGAAGTTGTTGAAATTCTTCACGATTTTTATCAACAACTGCTGGATCAACATCTACTGAAAAAAGCCGGCGATCTAAATTCTTAGCTAATGTAGCAAAAATATAGCTACTGCCGTCGCCCCGGTCCGACCCAATTTCCAAAAGGTCTCCTGTAATTTCTAGCCCTTTTAGAAACTGAATAGATTCGTTAAACTTCATTGCCATTTGATTATTATTCCTAAGCTAATGCTACTAAGTATTTCGATGAAACTATTTACTGAAGTTTTCAACTGCCGTTATCCTATCGTTGCACTGGCAATGAACAGAGTTTCGGATCTAACACTGGCTTGTGCAGTTAGAGAGGCTGGCGCCCTTCCTAGCATCTCTCTATTTAACTATCTTAATCCTACATTTAACTTCAAGCAGTTTAAGCAAGATATTGAATATTACTGTAGCCGATTCGGTGATGGCAATCTAATCATTAGCCTTGGCACAAGACTGCTTGCTCACCCGGATATCTTCAAAGTCATAGCAACCAATAATATAAAGGCCATTGAGTATATACACGAGCCATTGGGCCCAATTGATGTACGCCGATCCTGTGAATTGTTACAGACTTTAAGACATACAGGAGTGGTTGTTTTTTTTAAATCATTGATAGGCAACAATGTTAATAACTTAATACCGTTTGATGGCATTATCTTCAAAGGAGCCAACGGAGCCGGGCGAGTTAATCAAAGCAGTATTACCCTGGAGCAGGCACTTGCACAATACCTAGTAGATCTACCAGACAAGATTCTAATTCCTGCCGGCGGCATTGGTACTGCCGAACAGATAAAGCATTATATTGGCCTAGGTGCCGCTGCCGTTGGAATTGGAACATTGTTTGCAGCCTGTCAGGAGAGTTCAATCTCTACCGAAACAAAGCAGTCGATGGTTCAAGCCTCGCACAAAGACATTACAAAACTTGGGCGAAAAAACTCATTTCATACAGTTCTAGGACATCAAAATGCACTGGTGTTTTCACGGCTTGAAGCCGACGATAAAAACAATACCAATGGCCTAGTGGCCGGCATAGAAAGTCCAACTCAAGGACATGTGTTTGCCGGGAAGGCCATTGATAATATCACTGAAATTTTATCAGCTCACGATATTGTGCAACGACTTGTCAGTGACTTAGTTTGAGTGATCTTGTAGAAACTTAAACAAGGTACCCTGCAAATGAGCATCTGTAAACTTTTCATAGATGTGTTTATTTTGCATTCCAATGTCATGCAATTGCTTGTAAATCAATTTGCGTGTCACAGGGTCTAGATTACACAATCTTTTTATTTCGTTTACAATGGCATCAAGACGATGTCTATGATTTTTAATATCATCGTAGCTTTCGTCGATGATGCCGTCAAATGTTTTGAACCCTAATTCTCTGAGCTTGCGTAAAAAGCCATCGGGTCCTACAATGATAAATGGATGACCGTGTGCAATAGCTCTGAATGTTTTTTCAGTGATAAAAATCTCACCCTGGTTCCAAGTAGTTTCAGTAATGACACTTAGAATTGTTCTTTCAAAGTGTTCTTTGACCATTGGCCCATTGGTAGTGATATCATATTCGTCAATGACCAGTGGGTCATTGAGAAACTCTAAAAAGTATTCGCAGTCAGCGGCAGTTAGATTGTTGTCTCTGGCCAGCACATCTGCAGGAGTGAGATCAAAGCCTCTGTAAAACTCTCCCTTGGGCACAAAGCTTACAAGTCCATGCTGTGTCAGTGCATGCCGTTGTAACTCAGACACTAGCTGACATCTATGGCTCCGCAAAACTCTATTATAATTCAAAAACCATTTTTCTTTTTTGTTGTAGTCGTGAGTTATTTGGATCAGTTTGGGATTGATCCACTCATTGATGCTCATGAAATTTAAATGATTCTTATAAGGATCTGTAATGACATTGGATGTAAGTGCTTGCTCAAAAGATTGCAGTTCGTTGGCATAAATGTATTGTTCGTCGGTCAACTCAGGCCAAAACTGTCTAACACGATTGCGGAACATTATGCCATGAGCAAGTATACCCTCATGTTGTGTGATAAAGATTATGCGATCCAAAGATTTCAATGCAATTCGAGCCCGCAGTTGTTCAATCATTGGTTGTGCATATTCGTCAAAATTTACTTCATTGATCTTGGCCTGAACAATGTATATGGCTGGTTTGGTTGTGTCTAGTTCAAAGTTAAAGGCATCGTTGATGTATCTAAAAATGCTACCACAATGTGCTGGGCTCAGCATGGCACCATTGATTCGAGGTTTGTTGAATTTAGGATTACCATAGTGTATTACTCGGCAGTCGGGTATGGATTTTACACTACGCCACGGATCTACCACAACGCTGTTGGGCTTGAACTTGAAATAAAACTCATCGCCGGTAATTTCAACACCAGTGCCTGCGTAGGTAACCGCAGGATTATGTGCCAACAAGATCACTGCAGGGCCTTCAGGAGCCACAGTATCGCCAGTTAAGGGATCATAGTAACAAACTGGCACACCTGCGTGTTCTACATAGTGTCCTACCAACAAACTATAACTACCAATTTCATAAGGCACATAGGGTTTGTAAGCCTTACCATGGATAACCACTGGTAAGTTGTGTTTCTGAGCCAAATCAACTAATCGGCGTGCCATGTTTTCAGCCTGAGCATCTCTACTACCCATGATGGCCTGAAACAAATCATAGCCTAAATTTAATTCCTGAGATAGCCAGCGTAGAGCAATGTTGTCTCTGGGATGGCAAGCACCTGCATCACCCATGCCAGCGGTCAAGTAACGAGGTCCAGTAATGCGCTGGGTGGCAGCTTTGAGTGCGTCTGTTACAACATCTACATTGATGTTGCCATTCTTTTCAGCCACATCCTGTATCATGTTTACCAGTCCAATTTTGGCACTGATAAAAGTATTGTAAAAGATTTTGATAGCTTCAGCTTCGTCCCAAGTACCTACATTAATTCTAGGACTGTTTTTCATCAATGGTTGATAAAAATCAATGAGCTCTTGTGCATCTCCAGTGACGGTACCGTCAGCAGTACCAACAATGATACACTCCGGATTGATCATGTCCCATTTAACACTACCCATGGCAATGAGATAAGGGTTATACACAAATCGACCGCGTGTTAGATGTGGCAACAGTTGTGTTCTAGTAGTACCAGGTAATACTGTGCTGATCAGTACAATCATCTGATTGTCAGTGACCACTTGATTTAATTCCTTTAACACACAGATTACGATACTGTAATCAAAATTGGTTGGTGGTAAATGCGAAATTGGAGCATCACCGCCAAATGCTGGAAGATGTGGTGTAGGTACTGCTACAAAAATAATGTCACGATCTTGTACAGCTTCGGCGATGCTGTCTACCAATGGAATAGTGGCATCAGGGTCTTTGACAGTATCGTAACCAACAACATCATAGTGTTCGGCCATGACTTCGGCACAAGGCAAGCCCAGTTTGCCGCAACCAATCATAGCTACTTTTTTAGAGTTTACTTGCATTTAAAATGAATCTCATGTTTAATTGGCAGCAGACTCTGTGGACTCATTACCAACAGATGTTTCTGCTAATTGTTTTGCCTTGGCTTCTTCGTAATATCTGCCGGTGTTGTCGTAGTAATAGGCAATTTCAGGAAATACTTTGCGGAAGTCAGTGCCGTTGCGTTGATCTGTTTCTTTAATGTAAAGGTAAAAATCTTCTCTGGCCTGTATGTTTTCTTCACTCATTGGCCATTCAGCCAATGCAACATTGTATACTCTTTCAAGATTTTCAGCTTCGTGTGGATAGAAACCATTATAGTAAGGAACTTCATTGTAGGTGGTAACATTTCTTTTCATGAAATCCACGCATCTGGATAGTTTAACTAGCATGTTAGTGTCGGCAATCAGTGCGCTGAGATATCTAGGATGTCTTAGATATGGAAAGTCTAACATCACTCCACGCATATTACCGGGTTTTTGTTCGACAACAGCGGATTGTCTAATAGCCAAGATGTCACGAAGGAAATATTCAAACCTAGGAATGCTTAACAAATTAAAGGTAACCATGACTGTTACTTCTAGTGCTGGATACTTTAACATGATATTCCAGAGATTATTATACCAGCGAGTATAGTTAAGTCCCTTGCGAATGTACTCGGCTTGTTCACCGTGAGTGTCGCAACTGGTATAGATTTTTAATTTCTTTACTAGATTGTTTTCAACAATATGATTACACTTTTGTAAAAATTCATCCAACAGCTTGTCGTCGACGCCTAGGTTACTGTTGATGGCTATTTCTAGTTCTGGATTGGGATGTTCAATGATCCAGTCTAGTGTACGGAATGTTTCCTTGCTCAACAAGGGTTCTCCGCCAGTAATACGGAACACCTTTAGTTTGGGATATAACTCTGGCCACCAGCGCCACCAAGCATCAATATATGGGTTTGGGTCTTTGTGCGGAATAGGAAACTTTCCAATATTTTTTAAAAATGTCAAATCATGTTCTAGACGCCCTCGACTCAATGGAATAGGACCATGACGCTTGGTTTCTTGCATCAAGGTACTGCTGATTTCAGGACTGCAATAGGCACAACCAAAATTACACACATTGCTGAAGCTGACTTCTACATAGGAAGGAATGACATTAGAATCCCAGGGCAGTTGAGCACTGGATTCTAGATAAGGTTGGCCCCAAACCGGATCTGCAGACTTTTTAATTCTGTCACTGAAGTGATTGCCTGGAGCGTCTTCAACACGCCAGCAATAATCACATTCTTTGGGTCTTTTGCCTTCCAGCATTTCGCGCCGCAGACCCTTTTTAAAATTGGTGTTGTGCAGGGCACTGGGATTGTGTTCTAGTTCCCCCACAGGAATCTTGTGTGTGCCAGGATGATGACAACTGTGTGTTTGCCCAGTGGCCAAGTGTATGGTTACCTGCTGCCATTTTGCCACGCAATAGGTTGGACTTACTTGGCTTAGTTCATTGTGAATTTTAATTAAATGATTATTGTGATTCATCTATCTATACCGTTTTAATTCCCTCTGGATATTTATTGACGCATGTCGCCCCAAGTATCTTCAATTTGGTTAACTACACGCTGATTAATTAACCGACCAATGCGCTCTCGGTCTTCAATCAATGAGCGATTATGATTGACTCGCTCTCGGCAATTTTCAAGCAACCTACGAAAATCATTGGGATTTAATTGTGTGACTTTCTTCAAGCTAGAAATCATTTCAACAGCACGATCAACAGGATCTAGTATGGTGTCATAGTATTCGTCTATGTAGGGTGAAAAGGTTTCAAACCCTAATTTTCTAATATCGGCTAGATAAAAAGGTGCAGCCATGACAAAGAATATCTGACCCATCATCATGGGTTTCCATAGTTTTTCGCTGGTAAAAGTTGCTTCAGTGAAAAATAAAGTTTCGCTGACTATGTTAATGGGATAGCGTTGATAGAACTCAGAATTCATGTCCATGGCATAATTGGTAGAAAAAACATCAGTGTCAGCAACCAATGGTAATTTTTCGTAGACCTTTGTAAAACTGTTTCTAAGGTAATCAAGCTTGCCATTTGCCCTGTATTCCAGTTGGTCCCATTGCAAGGGAATGTCCCAATAATCAGGGTGCCACATCACTTCTTTTTCGTCAAATTTCAATGGAAAGCTTGTTGCACCTGAATTTAACAAATCATAATGTTCTAGCAATGTGATTAAAAGTATCCTATGTGGATGTGGCCGTCGGTTAAGACACATAAACCTTTGATCAGTCACTGTGCTCAAATGGGCGTCGGGCGTAAAAGAATTGGTGAGGTTTTTCAATGACCATCGCGGGAAAAATCCATACCACGCAGATCGCATGTTTTCTGCTCGGAGTTTTTTCTTACACCAATGCTGATATGAATCTTCAACATTTACACTACTGGAAACATACAGCACACGATTTGCTAAATTATTTTCATGTATCCAGGGCCATAGATCATCAAATACTTCTGTGGTAAACCCTTCTTCACAATAGTCCAATACTATTAAACATTGTGGATCATGCCAGGCCTGAGTTCGTTGCTGATCACTTAAAAACCAATTTCGAATCTTGTTTAGTTTTTTTACGGACCATCCGCCATGTAGACCAATTAGCACTACATTCTTTCCTGCGGTATATTCCGTGAATTTTTTAATTGTAAATGGCTGGCCTAGTTGCTGTAAAACAGAAATATCCAGCTGTGGATATACTGTAAAGTGTTGTTCCGCTGATTGATCCAATTCAATGTGTTGAACAAGATAACTGCTTCCAATGTTTGGATCTTCTAGATTTTCAGCAACAACATCAGCATAAAAGGTAATCATGCGATACTTATAGTCAAAGAAAAACCCAAGCGTGCCAGGATGATCAGTCCGCAGAGGCCTGGGCCGTGTTAAAGTTATTTAAGCCAGGATTATTCTTCTTTGTGGCCTTCTTCTTCAAAAATGGATTCTAATACTTCTACAATGTGTTCATAGTGTTTAGTTCTATCTTCTAAGCCAATTGTACCGCCATTGATTTTCTTGGTTACAGTTAATACATCGCCTTTGTCAGCCCAATCATTTAGTTTGCGTGTGTTCCAGAACCAGCCTGCGCTGAGTACTGCAACAGGATTTTTAGCTACAGAATCAGGATCAGCCAGCAAGTCCATGCCTAAAGCCTTACCACAATTGCGATAATTGTCTTTGCCTGTCAACTGAATAATACCGCGTCCACGATATTTGTAGCCCTCTCCTGACGATTCGGGGCCGTTGCCCATGCGTCCACCATAAACCCGGTTGGCAATCTTTTCTGGCTTGCGCTCATAAGGCTGTGCAGATTCAAGTGTAGGGAAATACTTTCTAAAGGTACCATTCAAACCCTTGGCACCATAGTTTAAGTTTTCTTCGGTGGCTGCAAAATTGCCACTTTCATGTCCTGTTTGAGCCAGGAACATGGCCATTCGCTTAGGAGTGTTGATTTCAAAGTCTTCAAATGTCTCATTGAAACCGGTGACAAATTTTTCCAAGTTTGCCTTTTTTGCATCGGGCAAACAGGCCTGTAAATGCTCAAGAGTTAATTTGATCATGTTAAATCCTTGTGATATATCCAGAGGCTAGTTTCTTATAGCCCTCAGGTACTGCTTTAACTTTTTTGTCAATGCCGCACCAGTATTCGTTTTCGGCCAGTGATTCATTGGCCTTGATTGCATCAGCAATCTTGTGTGCTTTCTTAATAGTCGATTTCTTCAGCGGAGGCTCATCGCCTGTGCTTTTCATTGCCTGTGCCATGCCAATGGCATAGGGATTTTTAGCAGCCTCGTTGGTACTCATTGTGGCCACTGTAGGCATACCAAACTTCTCAGGTTTAACTCCCCAGAAGAACATGCGATTGGGCAAGCGACCAATATCAATTTCCTTATTGGTACTTTGATCTTGTTCCCATGCTCTGCGCTTGGCAGTTTCAAGATCCTTGTCAGTGACTTCTTTGCCGTTCATCATAAGGTACATGATCAGCTTGGGATTTTCACCTTGGAGACCAGAAATGATTTTAACAATATCTTGCTCTGTGCCTGCTTCTGCGCTTCTAAACTGTTCAGCCTTTTTAACTTCAACATCACTGATACCATACTCTGCAAACACAGGATGTGTTGCCGGATTACCTTGCGCTTCTTCTACACC